TATGGCGAGGACCCGACAGGGACCGCTGTGTTCAAGGATACATTCAAGCACAGCTTCCATGTTGCGATGGGAGGGATTGAACCGGTACACGGTCACCCCCTCGTGATTGGTCAGGATTTCGGTCGCGATCCGTGTTCGCTCATTACGCAATGTGATCATCGCGGTCGCCTCCTCATCCTCGCCGAAGTTGTTGCTGCGGACATGGGGCTCGAAAACCAGCTCAAGATAAATCTTCTACCAGAGCTGCGTACCGAGCGTTACCTCGCCAAGCCGGTGCTCGTGGTCGGCGATCCTTCCGGGGCTTCCAAATCGACCCTGTACGAAGAAACGAGCTTTGATCTCATCAAGCGCTGCGGGCTGAATTGCATGCCGGCGCCCACCAACGATATCGATCCACGGTTGCGTTCGGTGGAAGCGTTCCTGAGCCAGCAGATCAATGGCGCTGCGGCGCTGCTGATCGACGGGCAAAGATGCCCGACTTTGGTTCGTGCCCTTGATGGCGCCTATCGCTACGGCAAAACGCGCGACGGGAAACGCCGCCCCGTGCCGGACAAGTCGCATCCCTATAGCGATCTTGCCGATGCCTTGCAGTATGTCTGCTTGGCGGTACATGGCGGTCAGGTGCTTCGCTATACCGGGTCGATGCTGCGGCCGACACGGGAGCACAAGCGCATCCCGGTGGGGTCGTGGACCTAGTGGTCGTCCGTGTCGATTACCTTCGCGGGTAAGGCCGGGGCGGTTACCCGAAGTTGATCGGAGCCGAGATTTATTACGACAGAGAATTTCTCGCCGCCCTCGTCGACCCGCTTCTCGACGTCGACGGCCCCCATTTTGGCGATGGTCTTGAACAGTTCGACCCGCGCGGTGAGCGGCTCTTTGTCCGAGTGCAATTGTTTCCACATTTCCTCGAGACCCAGTTCGACCATCGCCAGCGCCTTGAGCTTGATCCGCTCCGGCGTGTTCATCGGCTTGTTCCAGTCCTCGACCGCCGACTTCAAAAAATCCTGAAAGCGGGGGTTTTCCGAGATTTCCTGCCACTGGGCATAGGACAGCTGGTGGGCCTTGAGGATGTCATCCAGCTCTTGCAGGTCCATCGCCACGGAGCGGGCGAGGCTCAGCATCGGGCCGTCTTCCTGCGGGAAGGGCGTGAGCGGCATTGTGTTCATGGGCGGCGCCGCGCTATTTGTTCTCGCCCAACTAATCCGTTCAGGGGGTTGACTTCAAGTGAGCGCGCCCGGCAGTGCGGTCCTTCGGGTTGTTGGACCCGCGTCGATGAACCAGCAGCTCAGCGCGCAGGCCACCGCGCGGGCGCAGGCCGAAGACCAAGCCCTTCAGGTGCAGGACACTGTTGAGCAGTCGCTCGCCGGCTTCATCCGCTCCGAATTCCAGATGATGCAGCGCCACCGCAATTCAGGGAATGCGGGGTGGAGCGACCGGCTTCTTGCCGCGATGCGGACGTTCAAAGGCGAGTACGACGCCGTCAAGCTTGCGGAGATCGACAAATTCGGGGGCTCGCGTGTCTATGCCCGGTTGATCGCGATGAAGTGCCGTGGCGCAACTTCGCTCCTGCGCGACGTCTACCTCGCGCCTGACCGGGCATGGGGCATCGCGCCGCCGGACGACCCCGAAATTCCGCCGGCCATCAAGCAATCGATCATGCAGCTGATCCAGACCGAGATCGGGACGATGCAGTCGGCGGGAGCGCAGGTGACGCCCGATCAGATTCGCGATCGCACGATGAACCTCATCGAGGCGGCACGCGATGCCGCCAAGCGCAAGGCGGAGAACCAAGCTTCGATCGCCGAAGACAAGATCGACGAGCTTCTGAAAGAAGGCGGGTTCTACAAAGCGGTGGCGGAGTTCTTGGTCGATCTTCCGATCTTTCCGTTTGCCTGTCTCAAGGGACCAATCGTTCGCATCTTGCCGGACGTCAAGTGGACCAACGGCCGGGCAACGACAGTCCAGTTGCCCAAGCTCTGCTGGCAGCGCATCTCGCCGTTCGACGTCTGGTTCACGCCGGGTTGTGCCGATATCGAGGATGCGGCTGTTATCGAGCGTTCGCGCATCACGCGCGCCGAGCTGAACGATTGCTTGGACCTGCCCGGATATAACAAAGATGCGATAAATTCGGTGCTGCGCGACTACGGCACCGGCGGCATCAACATGGACTGGGACACCACCGACGCCGAGCGCGCGGTAATGGAGAGCCGCGAGAACCCGCACTACAACCGCTCGCTCATGCTCAGCATGCTTACCTACACGGGTAACTGCCAAGGCAAGCTGCTTCAGGGCTGGGGGATGAAAAACGTCCCCGACGAGAACCGCGACTACTACGTCGAAGCGCAGTTGTGCGGGCAATACGTCATCAAGGTGCAGCTGTCGCCGTCACCGCGGCGCCGGCATCCGTACTACATCACGTCATTCGAGAAGGTTCCGGGGACCCCTGTCGGCAACGGATTACCAGACATTCTTGCCGACATCCAAGACGTGTCGAACGCTACCCTTCGCTCGCTCGTCAACAACCTCTCGATATCGTCGGGGCCGCAGGTGGTCGTCTTGGAGGACCGCCTGTCTCCCGGTGAGGACGGCGACGACCTGTACCCGTGGAAGCGCTGGCACATGACGTCAGATCCACTGGGACAGGCGTCGTCGGTCGCGCCGGTCACGTTTTTCCAGCCGAACTCGAACGCGAACGAGCTGCTTCAGGTCTACCAAGCCTTCTCGACGATGGCCGACGATCTCTCGGCCATTCCGAAATACTTGCAGGGCGGCGGTGCCGGCGGTGCCGGACGCACCGCGTCGGGGCTTGCCATGCTGATGGGCAACGCTTCAAAAGTGCTTCAGACGGTTGCCGCCAACATCGATCGGGACATCTACGATCCGCTTCTGTCGAACCTCTTCGACTTGATCATGCTCACCGATACGTCGGGGCTCTTGTCGGGCGAGGAGAAAGTGCAAGTCTTGGGCGTCAACGTCGCGTTGCAGAAAGAGACCGAGCGTTCTCGCCAGCTCGAGTTCTTGCAGATCACGGCGAACCCGGTGGACATGCAGATCATCGGCCCGCGCGGGCGCGCCAACGTGCTCCGTGCCGTGTCGACGACGATCGGATTGCCGGGCGAGGACATCGTGCCGTCGGACGACCAGCTTCAGGCGCAGCAGAAGGCGGCGGCGGAGCAGGCGCAGGCGGCTGGCGCACCCGGTCACATGCAGCAGCCGCCCGACAACGCCGGTGGACAGCCCACCGCACAAGGGACTACACCGGGGCCGCAGGTCACCGGCGACATGGGTCCGCGGACGAATTTGAACCAGCAGCAGCCCAATCCACCGGTGGCAATTGGCGGAGGTCCGTGATGGCACGCGGCATGATCCCAACCCCACGGTTTGGCAGCGCGTTCTCCAGCCGCTCGCCGCTTTCGGGCATTACGCATTACGCCGAGAAACCGATCCGCCAGCCGGCGATCAAGGTGCCAAAAGTGGGCGCGCCGCGTGTTGCCGCGCCCAAGGGCCCAGCGGTAACGCAGCCAAAATTCGCCGCCGCGGGCGGTCTGGGCCAGCCGGGCTTCGGCAAGGCCGGGCCCATCGCGTCCAACCGGCCGCCATCCACCAAGCAGGTTTCCCCGCGCATCACGCCGATGCGGCGTGATCTCATCCCGGCATCGCGTCCGATCGGGATGACTTCACAGGACGCGGGATCGGGAGGGTTGCAGTGACGAGCGGCCACCAAAAACCGGACGAGTACGATGCAAGTTCGAGGGCTGGAACCTTGAAGAACTACAAGAACACAGGCAAGAAAGGCACGCCGCCAATGGGCAAGGAGAAAACGGACAAAGACCGTGAGATCCTCAACAAAGGCTCGAGCAATCACATGTCAGGCCAAAACCATGCTGGCCCGCAGGAACCGGGTCAATCTGCGGCTGGTGGCCTGAAGGTGAAGACCAAAGACAACCTGTCGGTTGGTCGCGGTCACATGCTCCCGAAGATGCACGCTGGCGAGCAGACGCCCGGTCAGTCTGCCGCTGGCGGCGCCTTCAAGAGCAGCAAGCCGTTTTCGGTCGAGGGCGGGAAGGGTGCGAACAACCACATGCATCCTTACGTGCCCTCGATGCCGGCCAAGCCTGCGTGAAAGAAGGCAAGGACGACCAGCTGATTTTCGCTGCGGCGCTGCTCAAGCGTTCGGCGCCACGCGAGTGGCAGCAATTCATCGGCGCGCTTGCGCGCCATGCGCTCATTATGTCCGACGATCTTGTGCGCTGCACACCCGAGGTCGTGCTCGTGGCGCAGGGGCGTGCCAAGCACGCGCATGAGCTTGGGGAACTGCTCAACGCTTGCGAGGATTTGGCTAACAAGCTTGAGATCAAATACAAATCGTGAGCACCATCGCGCCGCAACGCGCCCTGTAGAGCGCGCCTTGCGGGAGATCACATGAGCGGTCCAAGAAATACTGCGCCGATCGACGAGAACGTGCGCATGCCAGAAGCTGTTCGTCGTGCGACAGAGCGGGCAACAGCAATCCACCAACAGGCTTATGGCACGACGGTCGAGGATGCACCGCCTGCGAATGCGAACGGGCAGGATGATGACAAGCCGCAGCCACCTCCTGCACCGTCCGCGCCGCCAGCGGCTCCGGCGAGCGCAGCGGCACCGCCCACAACGCAGGACGAGCCTGCGCGCTCCGAGCACGTCGAACCCGGATCGTGGGAAGCGCGCTATTGGGCAATGAAAGGCCGTTTCGATCAAGCCGGCCGTCGTGTCAACGATCAGGAAAATCGCCTCAGCCATCTCGAACAGCTGCTGGCTGAGGTTTCTGTGCGACAGGCTGAGCCGCAACAGGTGCCGCCGCATCTCGATCCCAACGTGCCGCTGCGCGAGCAGATCTTCACGACTGATAAAGATCGCGAGGAGTACGGGCCCGAGCTGATCGATCTGATCGAGCGTGTCGCCAAGGGCTACGCGACGCAGATCACTGCGACGCAGGAAGCCGAGATCACGCAGCTCAAGCAGCAGGTCGGCAACGTCAACAACGTGATGGCGACGGATGCGCGCGGGCGCATGCTCGCGACGCTCGACCAGCAGATGAAAGGCTGGCGGGTACAGAACCAAGACCCGGAATTTTTGGCATGGCTGGAGTTGCCAGATGTTTATTCCGGTGCTAGGCGTATGGACCTATTAAGGCAGGCATTCGACCGGTCAGATGTCGCTCGAGTCCTTGCCTTCTTCAACGGCTTCAATGCCGAGAAGCAGGCCGTAACGCCGCCAGCTTCGACACCTGCGCCGCAGCAACCTGCTCCGGCTGTTCGTCTCGAAGACCTTGCAGCACCCGGCCGGGCGCGAACGTCACCGGCTTCGCAGGGCGCAACGCCCGAGAAACCGATAATCACCGCGGCCCAAATCTCTCAATTCTATGATGACTGCCGCCGTGGCCGATACAACGGGCGAGATGCCGAGCGTATCGCACTCGAAGGCCAAATCTTTGAAGCGCAGAGGGAGGGTCGTATCCGCTAACCGAACCCGAAGGGGGTAACGACCTATGGCAGCTTTTGGCATTGCTGGCGCCGCAACCACCCCTCCTATTTACCCGACTGGTGGTGCAGGTAATACGCTTCAGGCTTCCGGCTTCATCCCGGAAATCTGGTCCGGCAAACTGATCGAGAAGTTCTACGCCTCGACAGTGCTGGCCGCGATCTCGAACACCGACTACGAGGGCGAGATCAAGAATCAGGGCGACCGCGTCAAGATCCGTACGAAGCCCACCATCACCATCCGCGACTACTTGGCTGACGGCTTGCTTGCTCTCGAGCGCCCGTCGGGCAACAACGTCGAGCTGTATATCGATCAAGGCAAGTACTTCAACACGATCCTTGACGATGTGATGGATGTGCAGAGTGATCTGAACAACCTCAACATCTGGTCCGACGACGCGAGTGAGCAGCTCAAGATCACGGTCGATACGGCTGTGCTCCTCGGCATCCTCAATCAGGCGAATGCCTCGAATATGGGGACGACTGCGGGCAAGATCTCGGGCACCATCAATCTTGGTGTCACCGGCACGCCGCTCACGATCGTGGCGCGCACGCCCACCACCGGTCAGGTCGAAATCCTCGACCTCATCCTGCGGCTTGGTCAGGCGCTCGACGAGCAGAACATCCCCGAGCAGGGGCGCTGGGTGGTCATCCCGGCGTGGGCAGCTGCGATGCTCAAGTTCTCCGATCTGCGTCAGGCATATTTGACGGGCGACAGCGTGTCCGTCCTGCGCAACGGGCGGCTCGGCATGATCGACCGCTTCACGCTCTACACGTCCAACCTGTTGCCGAAGGGCACGGGCGCCGGACTGGCAGCGGCGGAAGGCGTGATCTACGCCGGCCACGCTCACGGGCTCACGTTTGCCAGCCAGATCTCGAAGGTCGAGACACTGCGCTCCGAGATGACGTTCGGCACCATCCTCCGTGGGCTTCAGGTCTACGGCTACAAAGTGCTTGACGGCATCGCGATTTCGCAGGCAATCGTCACGCACTAAACTTACCTACGCGGGTAAGGAGGTGTCGTGGCTGAGCTGGACACGGTGCAGGATTACGTCACCAAGTCCCGCACGATGTTGCAGGACTTGATCTCGCCTTATCGCTTCAGCGATGACGAGCTGGTCGGGAATTTGAATGCGGCGATCCTCGATACCCGCCGCATTCGCCCCGATCTCTTTTACCAGTACATGACGACGCCCTACTCGAAGACGGACTTGCCGTTTTTCGTCTCGTCGAGCATGAGCGACATGGTGGACTTCGAGCCGATGTATCGGATGGCCTTGGTCTACCACATGGTCGGCTACACTCAGCTCCAGAACAATGAAAACGTGGATGACCAGCGCGGCATGGCCTTTATGCAGCGCTGGACCCAGATCCTCGGCGGGGTGACGGCATGATTGCGAAGGCTGACCTCAAGCGGCTCATGGACAATATCCGCATCCGGGTGCCGGGCGTGCTCGACAGCATGATCCAGCTGGAGCTGTTCAATGCGATCGAGAACTTTCTCACCCAGTCGCTTCTCTGGGTCGAGAATATCAACTTCCCGGTGTTCTATGGCACCAAGATCGGCGACCAGACGATTGTCGAGCCGGAAGCCGGGCGTATTTTCCAGCTTCAGTGGGTGCGGAATTCGCAGCTGATCGCCCAGCGGATGGTCATGCCCGAAGAGGGCCTGCTCGAGTTTGTCGACATCCCGAGCCAAGACGATACGTGGACGGCGCAGGTGGCGATCACTTGCGACGATCCGACCACGCGCGAGGGCTATCCTGTCGTGCCGGCGTGGATCGTCAACAAATACTGGCAGGGCATGGTCGATGGCACGCTGTCGCGGCTCTACGCCCAGCCTGCCAAGCCTTATACGAGCGACAAGCTTGCGATCTTCCACGCGCAGGCGGCCGCGTCCGCGCGCGGGCGCGCGAAGGGCGAAGCTGCGCAGATGAATTTGTACCGCGGCCAGCCGTGGCGTTTTCCACAACAGTTTGCAACCAAGCGGCGGGGGCAGCGGTGAGCGCCGTCTTCAACCAGTTCGACTGTTTTTTGGATGACCTGACGAACGCGGTCCACAACTTCAATGCGGACCAGTTCATGGTCTTCCTGTCGAACCAGTTGCCGACGCGGGCGCTCAAGACGAAAGCGCAGATCAGCGAGATCCTAGGCGGCTTCGGCTATGTTGTTGGCGGCTCGCAGATGCTCATGTCTAAGACTGACATCTCGGGCGTGGTCACAGTGTATGGGCGCAACGTCCAGTTCACCGCGCAAGGGGGCCAGATTGGCCCGTTCCAGTACGCTATCCTCTACAACATGACGTCGCCAAACAAATCGCTGATTGGATGGTGGGACTATGGCGGCACGCTGGTACTCAATTCGACCGAGGCTTTTACGGTGGTGACCAATCCGTCGCTTGGCCTGTTTGAACTGGAGAGGACGAGCTGATGCTCTCGGTCAAACACTATTTTGTTTCGCCCAAGGCGGATGGCCCCGACCCGACACTGGTGCAGCCATCGGCGTGGAACCACGAGCATGTTTTGACGTCGGCGTCGGGCATCCTGCTCGGCCGCGCGTCGTCGGGTACGGGCAACGTCGAGGAGATTGGTCTCGGCGGGAATTTTGTTTTCGTTGGCGGCGCGCTGAAGATCATCGACAACCCGAAGTTCACCGGCACGTATGGCATCGTGGTGCCGAGTGGCACCACAGCACAGCGCGATCCGGCGCCGGTGGGTGGCGAGATCCGCTACAACACCGATACCGGGCAGATGGAATTCTACACATCTGCTGGCTGGAGCAATGGCTACGATTTTGCTCAAGGCGCCAGTGCGGCTGTCTATTTTGCCAACCCGCTCAATCTGCAAACCATGTCGGCCGGGTTCGGCATCCTCTACAACTCGGGCACTGTCGACACCATCAATTTGAATGATGGGCAGGTGCGGACGCTTTACGTCCATGACGGCTGCACATTCACGTCAAGTGCAGGCAACATCATTATCCCCGGCAACCCGACAGGCACGATTACATGCCGCTCCGGCGACGTCGTGACGTTCCGTGGTTATCCCGGTACGCGCGTGTTGTTGCAGAACATCATGCGTGTCGATGGGCAAGCGCTTTCGGAAGCGGCCTCGTTTGAAGTGTCGCTCGATGGTGGTGGCGCGGCGCTGGTCAACGGCACTTATGTCGACATCGTTGTGCCGTACAATTTCAGCGCTACGCAGTGGACGGTGCTGGCAGATCGTTCGGCGTATATCTACCTCAATCTCTATTATTGCACCTACAGCCAGTATGACGGCGGCGCTTCGCATCCGGCGAGTGGCGATGCGATCGTTGGATCGAATTACCCTTGCGTGCAGGCAGCGACCAAAGGGCAGAACAACTTGAGTGGCTGGTCGCGATCCTATTTTGGTGCCGGCGACATCATTCGCGTCTTGGTGAACTCGACCGACGGTAACATCCAGAAGCTTACTTTTTCGCTGCAAGGGTGGCATGTGTGAGCATCACCCTCGTCTCCGTTTCGCAAGGCTATGTGACGGGGCCGCAGCCAGCGATCCCGATGCCGTACAGCACGCAGCCCGGCGACATGCTGGTTGTCTATTTCGCTACCAATCGTGCATGCGGCGTGATCGAGACAAGCGGTTTGCCGCTCGGGACTGTCGAGGCGGTGAACTACGGCACGCTGTGCGATTGTCTTCTGGTGCGCCAGCTGACGGGCGCGGAGTGGGGGCTTCAAGCTTACTCGCTTGCCGACGTTCCCTCGCAGGACAAATTGTTCGCGGTGCCGGGTCCATATCTGGTCATGGCATTTCGCGGATGTCAGGCATCGCAGCCGGACGGCCACGGCTATCTGACCTCGGGCGGCCACCAGATGATTTTTCCCAATGCCATCATGGGGGCGGCAGGCGATCTCATTTTGTTGCTGGGTTGCGCTGCTACGGTCAATATGGCGCTCGACAGCGACACGGTGGCGGGGTTTACCCACATTGCGACGGCGCGCGACGCAAATCGCGGCGCGAATGCGTTCTCGGCGACGCAGGCAGGTGCAGGCGGCAGCGGTTCTCACGCCGGCGTCAACAACTGTGGTACCAACCTGATCACGCATACGATGGGTTTGTACGCGGCGCCGCCGCCATCACCGCCGCCCGGTCCACCGCCGCCTCCGCCGCCTCCGCCGTCGCATCGGGGACAGTCACAGCTCATTCTTACCTAAGAGGGTAATATGTCGTTTTCAGGTCAAGAGAGTGGACTTCAGGCGGGTGACATCAAGCTCTACGTGAGCAAGCCCGATCAGGTGATGACGCCGGCGTTCTGGGCACGCGAAGCTGCGGCGCGGATCATCATGATCAGCGAGGATGCGCCGCAGCCCATCCGCGAGCAGGCAAAACAGTTCCAACAGCAGATATTCCGGGTGATCCTGCACAACATCAATCAGGCCATCGAAGAGCGCCGGGCGCGCGACGCGTATTTGGCGTCGAAAGTCGGCTACGACGATCTCGCGGCTGAGATCAGGGGAGACTGCAAATGACCGTCACGACCGCGATTGCGAGCACGTTCAAGCCCGAACTGATGCGCGCCATCCACAACATGGATGTGGGCGGCGACACGCTGATGATGGCGCTCCAGAAAGTGGGGCCGGGCCGCAACTACGACCAGAACACGCAGAACTTCTCGGCGGTGACCGCTGCGCCATCGGACGAACTGGCGGCTGGCGGCGGCTACACGGCGGGTGGCGCGGCTTGCGTCAGTGCCGGCGTCACCCTCTCGGGTACGACCGGGATCGCCGACTTCAACAATGTGAGCTGGGCATCGGCGACGTTCTCGGCCACGGCGGCTTTTCTCTACAACCAGACCAAGGCCGGGCGGATGATTGCGATGTGGGACTTCGGTGGCACCCAGTCGATTTCCGGCGCCACGTTCGTAATCGCGATGCCGCCATCCGGCGCTGGCACGTCGCTCATTCGCATTGCATGAGGTGAGTGATGGCGCTCGCGATCGCTGACCGCATCAAGGAGCTGTCGAACACCACTGGGTCGGGGCCATTTCACCTGACCGGTGCGACGGCTGGCTACAAGGCCGTGGCATCGGCGCTGGCGGACGGCGACCAAGCGTATTTTGGCGCGTTCGATGGCGCCGGTACGTGGGTGATTTTTCTTGGCACCTATAACGCGACGCCCAACACCGTCACCGTGACCACAGTGCTCTCGTCGTCGGCTGGCTATTCGGGCTTCACGACGGCGCCGACCGTTTGGATCGACAGTCCGGCGGCGCTCTTGGCGAAGATCCTGCCGGTGATGCCCGCCAACGATAATCTGGTTGGTGTGAACCTGACGCAGACGCTGGCGAATAAATCATTCACACCGCCGGTTGGCATTGGCACTACTGCTCCGCAATACAGCTTGGATGTTTATCGGAGCCAAAGTAACCCGACGCTTATTCAGGTCACGAACCCCAGTCCCCTTGCTGGCTCTGCGGTTGGCGTTTCTGTAAAGAACGACCAGCTTAACACGCTCAATATGTGGCTTTACGGCTCGAACACCACAGGCAGTGGAGCGTACCAAGCCGACGGCGCAATTATCGTCACCAACGCCACAAAAGGCATTTCGATTGGCACCGGCGCTGCCGTATCGGGGGTCCCTCCGATCCGGTTCATGGTCAACACTGTTTATTACACGAGCATCAACCAGTACGGCGCAATCGAATTCAACGGTGCAGGCAGTGGCGGTGTAGGGCTGGATGCGACGTACGTATTTGGCGGCGTTAGAAACAATGACGGCCCAACTGCGATCTACCTCGCGAATGGCGCTACGTCGGGCAACAACGTGCAGGCGCGTCTTATTCTAGCAACCAATCAAACTTCGGCTGCGGTCGGTCTTTTGGGTAACAGCTATTCCAACCCCACTTATCCGATCTATGCCGCCAATTCGTTTTTTATCGGTTCTGGCTACGCCATCGCGCTGATCACGCAGGCTGGATACCCGATTGAATTTGGAATTAACAACGGGCGTGCCATGCGCGTTGCCCCGGACAGTTCGCTTCAGATTGGTTCAGCAACATATAGTTGGACTGGTGTGGCCGGACTGTGGGTCAACGCCAATATCAGTGGCGCTCTTTGCGCGCGTTTCGATACTGCGAGCGGGGCGTGTGAATGTCTTGGCAACACAACGGCATTCATGTGGCAGTTTTTCTGGGGCAATCCTAATGGCACCGTTGGCGGTGTCTCAACGACCGGCTCAACCACAGCGTATGCTACGTCGTCCGATTATCGGTTGAAGGACATCGTTGGGCCAGCGGACACGGCGGACGCTTTGGCGAATGTCAATGCGATCAAATTGTATCGCGGCAAGTTCAAGGGCGATGATGACGATCCGCGTCGCATCCATGTGCTGGCGCACGAAGTACAGGAAGTTTTCCCGCACACTGTGGTTGGCAAGAAGGATGCGATGCAGGCTCCACGCCTTGGGCCGTTTATTGATGGCGTCGCTAAAATGCCTGACGGTCCAGTCCCCGATTACCAGATGATTGATTTCGGCCAGATGGGTGCACCACATCTCATTGCGGCGATCCAAGAACTGACGAAACGGCTCGTGGCTTTGGAAAAGAGGACCATGCACTGATGG